TATATTCGCTTGGTCTTGCCATATCTTTTTTTTAAATACGTTAAACCTACTCTATTGCTAAAGTAGGTAAAGAGTAACTTTAATTTACTACTCCCGCTAATTTTTATCCATTAAGTTTCTAATCGCTATATTCTTTTTTATTTCATCGTATAGTTCACCATTGAACTCCAATATAAAATCAGTTCCATTTAAAACTAAACACATTGTTTCACTATCTATTACATAACAGCCATTCACATCAGCTATAACAAAATCGAAATTTCGATATTCCTGATCATATTCTGTTTCAATTAAAACACGTGGCTGCTTCATAAAAACAAAGATATATAAAAAATAATTACTAAAATGTTTGGTAGTTTATTATAAATAACTATATTTGCTTATTATTAATTATTAAATCAAAAATTATAAAACATTTTTATCAAAACAAAAGTACCAAGTTTACGCAATAGGAGTTATTGCAGTATATTTTTTAACCCGATTTTTATATTAATCATGAGTATCAGAGCTAAACAAAAGTTCTATAACCAAGCCGTAATACTTGGAATAGATTTAAAGGATTTGGATGTTGAGAAATTAGATTTTTCAGCACCATTGAAACACAAGAGCAGTTTTAAGAAACGAGCTTTAGAAATAAAAGAATTATACAATTACAAGTTCCCAGCGTACATTGAACCACGTAGTTTTGATTTCGGATTGTTTAACATTGAATTTAAAAGAAAATGACTATGAAAACAATAAATTTAGGTTACGCAAATGGTTGGACTAATCAAGACAGAATAGAGTTTAAAGAATTAGAGAAATATGAAATAGAAAAAACAGCTACTTCTAAAAACATTGGAAACTGTTTAAATGAATATAGTTTTGAAACGATGCAAGAAAATGAAATAGTTAAAGTGATTTATAAAATAGATAGCGGAGATTAATTATGACACCACAAGAAAAAAAGGAATTAGACTTTGTCTTAAAGACCGCATTAAAAGTTGCTATTGGAATAGCATTATTGTTTTTTGTATTATTTATTTTATTATGAAAAAGCTAATATTAAATTCGATAAAGGATTTTTGTAATGAGAACTATAACTGGTTCGATTACTATATTAACTCCAAAGGCTTTGAAATTTACGATGGTGATTTTAATTGTATCGCTGTAGTTGATTTTGAGGTTGAGGTTGAGGTTTATCGTAAGCCATGTACCGGTAATTATTTTAACCCTCCGGAGACAGGCGAATGTGATTTTATTCTTTTTGAAATTACTTTGCAGGAAGTATATAACTCAAAAGGACAATTATTGCCAAACTATAAAGTAAAATTACAAGAGGAATTGGATAACGTAAAAGGAAAAATAATATGAAAAAAGAAAAAAATCTCGGAGGCAGACCTAAAGCATTTATTGATGATGTAGCTGTTGTTTTGCCAATATCAGTTCCAAGTAAAGAACGTGAAAGATTGCGGATAAAATGGAACAAAGATTTGGATGAATTTAGAATTAAAAAATAAATTTGTTTATTAATTATAAATTACTATATTTGTAACCGAGTTGGTCAGAACTCGATAAACCGAAACATAACTAATTCCCTTCTGACCTTACGACTGACCTCGTTTGAATTGGAAGGGATTTTTATTTTAAACTATTATGAAAACACTATTTGACAATTTAAAAGAAGAACACAAAGAAAAATTAAAAGAAATGTTGCCGTTATACCCAAGCGCATATGCTGCACTGATTAAAACGTTAGAAGATAACTATCTTTATTCAAATTTAACAGTATCGGAAGCATACAGCTTGTTAATGAACACGACTAACAAAAGCTTTTCAGTAATTAACCTATCAGACCTATTTTATGAGTAATAAAGATTTATTTCAGATGATGAGAGAGCAAGAAGTACAAACGCAGAACTTCATGCCGAACAAAAGAGAGGTGCAATTCTCTGCGACCAAATTTATAACTGATGTTATAGATGGAGGCGAGGTTGACAAGTACGAACTCCTGGCACAAGCTAAAAGAATGCAGGAGGCACTTGACGTTATAACTGCTAAAATTTTAGAAGTAGTGCCACAGGAAAACTTTGAGGCTTTTGGCCTTAAAGGAACGTTTAGAAATGGTGGTGAAACCATAAACTATAAAGACGATTTTAAATGGTCAGAAATCAAAGAAAAACTAACCGAAAGGGAAATGCTCCTGAAGGTAGCGTTAAAGTCTAATTCAAGCATTTACGATGATGATGGTGTTGAAGTAACAAGAGTAAGCACATCACCACGCAAAGATACTTTAGCAATAAGTTGGTAATAAACAGGGAAGCTGAAAACTGAATAGAGTAGGCAAAAAAATTAAATTATAAAATTATGTTTCAAACGCAGAAAGTACCAATGAATGAAATTCAAGTACACACAACAAAAGATTATTCTTTATTTAAAACTTTAAATGGTAATAGAGATGTAAACCATCTTCACTTATCAAGACTTAAAGAAAGTATGAGTAAAAATCATTTAACTACAATTATAATGGTTAATGAAAAATTTGAAATAATTGATGGTCAACACAGATTTTTTATAAGTCAAGAATTAAAATTGCCAATTAACTACATTATTTCTAAAAATTATGGACTTGCAGAAGTTCAGATCTTAAATGCTAATATGAAAAATTGGCAAACAATTGATTATGTAAATGGATATTGTGATTTAGGATATAAAGACTATATCATTTATAGAGATTTTGTTAATGAATATGGCTTTCAAAGTCAAGTAGCAATGTTGTTATTAGCTAATGAATATATGTCAGGTAGTAATAAAGAAAATCCGGCTTCAAGATTTAAAGAAGGTAAATTTAAAGTAAAAAATTTAGATAAAGCCAAAGATATGGCTGAAAAAATACTGATGATAGAACCATATTATAAAGGTTATTTTAGAAGAAGTTTTATTATTGCTTTAGTTTCAATGTTTAAAAATGAAAATTTTGAATTTACTGAATTTTTAGCAAAGTTAAAACAGCAACCTACAACTATGCAAGATTGTACAAGCACTACTCAATATAAAGTTTTAATTGAGGAAATATATAATTATAGAAGAAGAGAAAAAGTAAATTTAAGATATTAAAAAAAATTTAACTATATTAGCATATCATAATTAACAGATGCAAGGTTTGGGCATCTTAATTTCAAACCATAAATAAATAATAATATTATGAGTAATCGCAAACAGGCGTTCCAAACGCCACAATCCAATCCATCAACAAAGTTTATCGAGTGGAAATCAAACGACAAATGTTTTTCTTACTACGATAAGGAAAAGCAAGAGAACGTACAAATCCCTTTACCATTTAAATTTTTAGTTCTTGATGAACTTCACACCGTAAAAGGTTGGAATGATGCCACAAGTAGCAGCATTTATTCTAATGAGGTTAAATTCATTTCAAAAGAGGAGATGACTGTTAAACCATTTAAAGGCAATGAAATTGCCAAAGGTCTTTATAAAGACATTAAAGATAAAATTGTTGCAGCTGGAGGCCATTATACAAGAAGCATTTATGTTATGCTTGAAGATGGATCATTGGCCAATATTCAACTTAAAGGAAGTGCAACACAACAATGGGGTGATTTTACACAAAAGACTCGCTCCAGGTTAGCTGATGAGTGGATCATTGTTAAAGATACCAAAGATGGCAAAAAAGGAGCTGTTAAGTTCTCCATGCCAAACTTTACTTTTGAGAAATCATTAACTGATAAAGAATGTAATATGGCCGATGAGTGCTTTGACATTTTAGAAGCATACCTTAAAACCTATTTAATTAAAAAAGACATTAACGATATTGAGGTGGTTTTAAATGGAGACATAGCCAATGACTTTAATGAATCGCAAGAAGCTTCAGAGTTTGAAGATGAATTAGACTTTTAAATAGCATTAAACACAACTAATTAAACCACCTTAATGGTGGTTTTTTTATTTCAATACTAAAGTATTGAATTTACTTTTTTATAATAGTACACTTTTAAAGCTATAAAGTACACATTATTTTAAAAATGTGTACTGTTATTAAAGTCAATAAATATAAGGGTTTACAACAAAATAGTACACATATACACTTTGATTTGACTTTTTTCTAAAAAAAAATAAAAAAATAAAAAAGTTTTTTTTATATTATATATATAAGGCTTTCAATGTGTACTTGTGTACTTTTTTAATAAATGTTTTTTATATTAATTTTTTTATTATATTTGTAATCGTTGGAGTGGTAGCCAATTTATAAACTTATTACAAGACCTCATTACCACGCACCTACCACTGCTGGTAATGGGGTTTATTTTTTAATTAAATTTTATAACTATGAAAATTTTAAGAACAGATGGTGGAGGTGAAAGCTTCACAAATGAAAGATTAAGAACTTTAAGAAAAATGTTATTACATTTTGAACTTAACAACATTTATTTATTACATGACCATAAAGGTTTATTGACTGTTGTTTGGGACTCCATACCTAATGAACATGATAAAACAAAAGTGAAAGATGCTTGGGAATTTTTAAATGAGTATGAGATAGAACATAAAATTGTAACTTTTAAAGATTTATAATTATGATAGTTACTATTTATAGAAAATCAAACGATACTTCAAATGGATTTTATAAAGATGTATTGTTTTGTCTTGAAAGAATAAGACAAGGTAAATCAAAACAAATGGTTGAGTGGTTACGAACTTTGCCAAAAATAGATTATGATAAAAATAAAAATCAACTGCCTGGAGTTTGTTTTAATGGTGTTTTTAATTATAGATCAAAGGCTGGAATAAAAGAACATTCAGGTCTTATAATTTTAGATTTTGATAAATTTGAAACTTCGCAAGATGCGATTGATTTTAGAAATTCAATATCTGATGACGATTATATTTTTAGTTGTTGGATTTCGCCAAGTGGTAAAGGTGTAAAAGCTTTAGTTAAAATTCCTAAAGACATTGAAAATCATACTTTATATTTTAATTCTCTGCGTGAATATTATAACCATCCTAAATGGGATAATAGTGGTTCAGATATAAGCAGGTTTTGTTTTGAAAGTTATGATCCGGATTTATTTATTAATAAAGATTCTAAAACTTGGGAAAAAATAGAGATTCCGGAGGTTGAAGATTTAGGAAAAAAATCAGTTTCAATTTCTATAAAATCAGACAATATAATTATAAATAATCTTTTAAAATGGTTTGAAAAAAAGTACAACCCAAATGAAAGAAATAAAAGCATATTTAAATTAGCATCCGCTTTAAATGATTTTGGAATTGATAAAAATGTAGCTGAACAAACTCTATATCAATTTGAACAAGAAGATTTTGACAGGAAGGAAATTTTAACAACATTAAACTCTGCATATAAAAAAACTGCTAATTTTAGAACTAAATTTTTTGAGGATAAATTAGTAAAAGAAAAAATAGAGAAACAGATAAGAAGTGGTAAGAATAAAAAAGAAGTAATTGAAAACTACTCTGAATACAAAAAAGAAGAAATTGAGAGCTGTATTGATGATATAAAAGAAGAAATATCTGTTTCAGATTTTTGGTTTTATAATGACAAAGGAAGGATAAATTTAAGTCCACATAAATATAAATTTTGGCTCCAACAAAATAACTTTTTTAAATACTTTCCAACTGATGCCAATACTTTTACATTCATAAAAATTGATCAAAATTTAGTTGAGGAAACAAGTGAAAAGAAAATAAAAGACTTTGTTCTTAATCATTTGTTAAGTCGTGATGATATAGGGTTTCAACCTTATGATTTTATGGCATCAAATAATAAATATTTTCAATCTGATTTTTTAAGTTTTTTAGAAAGTTCAGAAATTAATATAAAAGAAGATACACAAACTGAATGTTTTTTATACTTCAATAATTGTGTTGTCAAAGTAACTTCTGAAACTATTGAAACAATAGATTATTTAGATTTAGATGGCTTTGTTTGGAAAAGACAAATTATAAATCGAGAGTATCAAAAATACGACCATCATGATGCTGTTTTTAGAAAGTTTTTATGGTTGATATCAGGTAAAAATGTAGAAAAGTATAATTCATTTAAATCTGTAATTGGTTACCTTTTACATTCATTTAAAACATCAGCAAATAATAAAGCAATTATTTTTAATGATGAAACAATAAGCGAAAATCCTAATGGCGGAAGCGGAAAAGGATTGTTTTGGAACGCTTTAAGTCAAACTAAAAAAGTAAGCAGTATTGATGGGAAAACATTTGAATTTACCAAAAGTTTTCCTTATCAAACTGTAAGCACAGATACACAAATATTGGTTTTTGATGATGTCAAAAAGAACTTTAATTTTGAAAGTTTATTTAGTTTAATTACAGAAGGAATTACACTTGAGTACAAAGGCCAGGATGCTATTAAATTACCAGTTCAACAAAGTCCTAAAATATTAATAACAACAAATTATACTATTGGAGGAGTTGGTGGATCATTTGAAAGAAGAAAATTTGAGGTTGAAATGTCAGACTATTTTAGTTATAAGCATACCCCTTTAGATGAGTTTGGGCATTTACTTTTTGATGATTGGGATAATAATGAATGGTTAATGTTTGACAATTTTATGATTAATTGCGTTCAATATTATTTAGAAAACGGATTAACTAAACACGACTTTAAAAATTTAGAAGTTCGTAAATTCATTAAAAATACTTCTTTTGAATTTTATGAATGGTCAAAACCAAATAATGAAGGTAAAAATGAGAATATTGAATTTAATACACGATGCATAAAACAAACTTATTATGATAGTTTTATAAACGAATATCCCGATTTTAAAACTTATAAGTTAAGTCAAAAGCGATTTACCCAATGGCTTGATCACTATTGTAAATTTTATGGTCATACTTATTTAACAGGAAACTCCAATGGTCAAAGATGGTTTGAGATAAAAAATGATAATGCTCCAATTATTGATGATAATGATATAATGTTTTAATTATGGAATTAAGGAACTATCAAACAAGACTTTCAAAAGAAGCTGCTGAAATACTGCAACGAAAAAAGATTGTTTACCTGGCGATGGAAGTTCGTTGCGGAAAGACATTAACTGCATTAAATACAGCTGAATTATTTGCAGCAAAGCAAGTGTTGTTTTTAACAAAAAAGAAAGCCATCCCCAGCATTCAAGCGGATTACGACAACTTTGGATTTACTTATCATTTAACAATCGCTAACGATGAAAGTTTACATAAAATTTCATGCAATTTTGATTTAGTCATTCACGATGAGCATCACCGATTTGGTGCATTTCCAAAGCCAAATGCAACTGCGAAACTATTCAAAAAAATGTACGGACATTTGCCGATGATATTCTTATCAGGAACTCCAACTGCTGAAAGTCATTCACAATGGTATCATCAGTTTTGGGTTAGCAATCACAGTCCGTTTGAGCAAGTCAATTTCTATAAATGGGCAAATGATTATGTAAATGTAAAAGTGAAGCATTTAGGCCATGGCAAAGTAAATGATTATACAGATGCAAGGAAAAAAGACTTTTGGCATTTAATAAGATATTACATCCTAACTTTTACGCAAGTTGAGGCGGGATTTAGTACCCAGGTAAATGAGAACGTTTTGTATTGCGATATGGATGCCATAACTTATAAAATAATTGACAAGCTAAAAAAAGATTTAGTGGTGCAAAATAAAGAAGGCCAACTGATATTAGCTGATACTTCGGTAAAATTACAACAGAAATTGCATCAACTCTATTCAGGAACTTGCAAGTTTGAGGATGGCACGAGCAAAGTGATTGATTTGAGCAAGGCAATGTTTATCGATAATCATTTTAAAGGTCAAAAAATAGCAATATTTTACAAATTTGTCGAGGAGTTTAACGCACTCAAAAACATTTTTGGCAATAGATTGACAAACGATTTAGAAGAGTTTAATACTACCGATAAAAATATTGCTTTGCAAATTGTAAGTGGCCGAGAAGGTATTAGTTTGGCAAAGGCAAAGTATTTAGTTTACTACAATATTGATTTTAGTGCTGTAAGTTATTGGCAATCTCGTGATCGTTTAACCACAATGGATAGAAAAGTCAATGATGTTTATTGGATATTTTCTAAAGATGGTATAGAAAGCAAGATTTACGCAAGTGTAATTAAGAAAAAAGATTATAACAATGAAACATTTAAACGAGATTTCGGAACAAAAAATACAAACAAAAATAATCAACGGACTCACAAAAGAGGGATGGCTTTGCGTTAAACTAATAAAAACAAATAAAAACGGAATACCGGATTTGATGTGCCTAAAAGATGGCGTAACAATGTTTATTGAAGTTAAAAGGCCAAATGGAAAATTGAGCGAATTGCAGAAAATAAGAATTAAGCAATTACAAGATTTAGGATTTGATTGTAAAATTTGGGTTGATTATGATGTAAATTATAATTAATTGTTTATATTTGCCAACGTAGAGTCGTCGCTACAATAAAAATTTTATACAATTCCCGCAATGATAAAGACGACGACCTTTTGATTTGCGGGTTTTTATTTAAAAATATGAATACAATATCAGTACATGGATTTAAAATCGACATTAACCACTTTGAACCTCAAATTTCAAAAAGTGGCAGACCATTTAGATTGAGTGGTGTTGAAATAGTAAGAACTAAACCGGCACAATGGGTGAATAAAATATTACTGCATGGCACTATTTACAGCTTCCGATATTTGGATGAGCAAGATGGCTTCTTTGCTTTTGAGTTTGATCCGTTTAACAATTTTATTTCAAAATTATGATTTACACAATTAAAAACATCGCTGATTTCTGTAACGTTGATTACGGATTTATAAGTCGCATAATTGACTCCAATGAATTAAGACCTAAACTTATTTGCGGAAACGCAAACGAAAAAAAAGGATATAGCTTTTATCAGTTATTTATTATACAGTCTTTTTTAGAACAGCTATCTCAAAATAATTTACACTTTGATTTTGAGAATGAAGAAGTTTATACAATTTATCAATCTAAACTTAACGAATTATGAATGTAGTATCACTATTTAACGGAATGAATACCGGAAGACAAGCACTTGAAAACGTAGGTATTAAAGTAAACAAATATTATTCAAGTGAAATTAAACCTTATGCAATAGAATTAACACAACACCATTTTCCAGATACTATTCAAGTTGGGGATGTTACCAAGTGGCGAGATTGGAATATTGATTGGAAAACTATTGATTTGATATTAAGCGGATCCCCTTGCCAAGATTTATCTGCAGCTGGTAAACGTGCAGGTATTAATGGAAGTAGAAGTAGTTTGTTTTTTACTTTTGTAGAAATATTAGAACATATAAAATCATTAAATCCTAAAGTTTTATTTTTACAAGAGAATGTAGGTAGTGCATCAAAATTAGATGTTGGAATTATGAGTAGAGCTTTAGGGGTTTATCCTGTTAGAATAAATAGTAGTTTAGTAACTGCTCAATTAAGAGATAGATATTACTGGAGCAATATAAGAACTAAAGAAACGATGTTTGATGTTGTTACAGATATACCACAACCTAAAGATAAAGGAATAATGTTTAAGGATATTATAACAGGTGGTACAGTTGAAAGGGTTAAATCACATTGTTTACTTCAAGGAGATTATAAAATGTTTATTAAAGATGAAATTAAACAAGATGTTTATTTAAAAAAAAGAATAGATAATGGACAACAAACTCCAAATTTAGTTTACGTTGATACCGATAAACACACTTGTTTAAACACCGGTAGTGGTGCAACTGAAAAAGCAAAACAAGAATATTTATTACATAGAAATGAAACAACTGGAATGATTACATTAATTTATGAAGTAGGTAACGAATTAAGATGCAAAACAAACACTAAACAAGGTTATGATGTTGTAACTGAAAATGATTGTTTAGACTTAAGTTTTCCAACTTCAACAACTCGTCGAGGTAGAGTAACAAAAGGCAAATCACCTTGTTTAATGGAAAGTACAAATAATCTTTATTCTTATAAAGATGGCATTGTAAGAACAGTAAATAAAATTGAAATGTGTAGGTTACAAGGTTTTCCCGATAATTATTGCGATATTCTTACAACTGCAAAAGCTGGAAGTTTATTAGGCGATGGATGGACTTTACCAATAATAGAACATATATTTAAATTTATAAAACCATAACTATGAACTATTTATTATCAAAAGAGCATTTTATTGCTCACGACCAATTAACTAATGATTATAAAAATTTAATCTGTCATTATGCAGATTTTAAACTTTATAGAAAAGGCACAGCACAAAGCCACAAAGCAAAGCAGAACTGTTATAAATATCTAATATCAATTCTTGTAAATAAGAACATATTGAAAATTGATACTACTGCTGATGAAACTATGTTGGATGAATTGTTTGATAGGATTAAATAAAAAAAACCCCTTCACGTAAAACGGAAGGGGTTATTAACCTAAACCAAACTATTATGAAGCTTCAAATATAAACTTTATATTTTTTATAAGCAAAATAAATTGGTATTAAAAGTAAGAACCAAAGAAGCCACCAATAAGACTCTTTTCGTTCAGTTTGTTTTACTTCAATTACTTTGTTTCTTTTAACCATCACTACACCATCTTTTTTTGCTTTGTGTTGGACTTTTTCATCTTTATTGATACTTATATTTTTTTTAGTTTTTTTGTGTCTTATTTTAACGTTTTTGTACGTTATTCCATTCACAATCATAGGCAATGAATCAGATACCGGACTAATCTCTATTTCATCCGTTGTTGAACTGTCAAGGATTTTAATATTGTTCGTTACTCTCGTTTCAGTTTCGAGAGTAATTTTTTCAGTTTTTTGCTCTTGTTCTTTCGTTTCAGACTTGCTTACTTTTCGTGATCCGCAAGAAGTCAAAACTATTGCAGATATTAAAGCCAATACAATAGCTATTAGTAATAAGTCGTTTTTGTTGTCGTTTTCGTTTACTGTCATTCTTCTTCTTTTAAAAGTTCATTTATTGATTCTTGGGCATAACCACAAAAAGATAATAATATTTTAAATTTTTGTATCATATCCCAAATTGTATTGTCATCTGGTAATTCCATTGTAATTACTTCTCCGTTTGTTTCAACTGTTATTTTCATCTTATTACTTTTTATATCAATTAAAACCCTAATTTTTAGGGTTTATCTTTAAACGATTAGTAACTTATATTATACATTTTGTATAATTTTTAGTCTTTTTGTATAAGATATTGTACATTTCAGATAGTTCCAAAATGTAACTAACTCATAAGTCTTTTTCGTCTTTATAAATTTCTAATAATTGTTTTACATCATTAAAATCATAAGGTCTGCCTTTTAATCTACACACCCTAATCCAATCTGCAAATCCAATAGCAAATTCATCTGCTATATCTTCGCATTCTTTTGCAAATACTTTAGCTTCTTTTGTAGTGTCTATTGAAGATTTTGTTTCAAACTTTTCTTTTAGTGTCATAA